AAATTAGTTTTAGAGCTACTGAATGACGGACGTTAAAAACGAAATTTTGCGCTGCGCGCAAAGCTTTGAGTACTTCAGTGAAAACCACCTGAAGATTATTACCAAAGAGTCTCAACTTCAGCCGCTTAAATTAAACTCAGCACAAAAAGAAATCATTGCTGGGTTTGATGACAGCAGCCACCTGATGCTGCTTAAGGCTCGCCAGCTTGGCAGCACGACGGCGATCGCTGCGTACTTCTTTTGGTATACGCTGTTTAAGCCGTATACTCGTACCGCTGTGGTGGCTCATACTGACGAGGCAGTGAAGAAGATCTTTGAGATCTATCGGATGTTTTACGACAAGCTACCAGATTTTTTAAAGCTAGAGACAACTCGTGCCCGAGAAAATGAATTGAAATTCATTACGGGTAGCAGCATCCGAGTTGGCTCGGCTAGCTCTCAGAGCTTTCGTGGCGGCACATACAACCTAATCCATGCGTCCGAGTATGCGTTCTGGGGCAACATGGAGAAAACCATTGCATCTTTGTTCGGTGCCCGAACAAAGGATGCAAAGGTTGTCCTGGAATCTACAGCCAATGGAATGAATGAAGCCTATGACATGTGGAGCAAAGAGGTAGGCTATACTAAAATCTTCCTAAGCTGGAAGATGGACACAGCGTACACACTGCCAAAGCCAAAGTTTACTGATCCGACAGAAGATGAGCTAGAATACAGCTACAAGAATAAGCTTAACCAGACTCAGTTTAACTGGATGATTAGCACGCTGCGGACAGCTTGCGCAAACAACTGGAACATCTTTAATCAGGAGTATCCTGCGTCCTCTGATGACGCTTTTATTGCTACTGGCGCTCCGTTTTTCCCTAATCATTTCCAGGTTAATAACGCTAAAGATGGCTATATTGAGTACGCTAAGCCTAGTAAGTTTGGTGTTTACACTATGGGGGTCGATACAGCGACTGGTAGTCCTGGCGGCGATTACAGTGCGGTTATGATTCTTGATGTTACGGATAAGAAAAACATTAAAATGGCTGCGAGTTACTATGAAAGAATTCCTCCGAGTATGTTTTCTCGCAAGGTTCTTGAGTTTGCTCGCCGCTATAACGCTTTGCTCGTAGTCGAAACCAACAGTTATGGCCTAAGTGTACAGGACTTCCTTCGGGAACAAGGCTACCCCTTTATGTACCGCACAACGAGCTTCGATAAAGTAACCAATACCTGGCAAAATCGCCTTGGTTTTATGACGACGGCAAAATCTAGGCCGATGTTGTTTAACAGGCTTTACGAGTACATTACTCGAGAGTGGTGTAATGCAATTTGCCCCCGGTTTCGCTCTGAAGCGAACCGGTTGCAATACAATGGTAGAGGCAAAGTTGAGGCTGCGTCTGGTCAGCACGATGATATCGTTATGGCAACAGGCCTTGCATTAATGGGCCTTGACCAAGTAGGTGAGATAGAAGAAGAAGTTAAGAAATCTTACAGGCCGAAGACGACTCGAGAGATTCTTGAGTGGGAAATGCGGACTGGAAGAATATGGGGAAGTGCTAAGAGGTCGGAGTTTGCTAAAGATAGCAGCGAAGATGTTTTTAGTGCGTTAGATAGTCTCTTATAAATCGGTTCTTGGCACGTTACGCCTCGTAGAAAGGAAAAGAGATGACAGAGATGAATGCCGAAGAGCGGCACGAAAGCATTGTTGCGATGTTAGAGGGTAGAGAGTTTCAAAAAGACGAAGAGTCTGAATCCGTAAACGAGGTGTCGGAACCGGAAAACGAATCTGAAGAGGAAATCGCAACAGAGGAACACGAAGAGGAAGAAGGAGAGGCTGAGTTTGCAGGGGAAGAGGAATATGAGGCCGAAGAAGGCCACAGAGTTCCTTACGAGCGCTTTAAGCAGATCAATGACCGGAGACGAGAGCTACAGGAAGAACTCCAAGCTCGAGAAACGGCCCTTGAAGAATTGCAATCGCAATTAAATGCAAAGCACTCACAGCAAAAGCAGCCAGAGGTTCCTGATGACAGCTACTACTTCAATGATTTTGAAGGAGAGGGTGAAGAAGCTGATCCCGATGGCTGGTCGCAAAAATTTAAACTTCTCGAAAATCAAAACCGAGAGATCCAAGTTAAATTTGCTTCAATGGAACTAGAACGAGAGATCACTTCTGCTCAATCTGAGTATCCTGATGTTCCCGAAGAGTATCTTTGGGAGACTATCGCTCAAAATGGCAATATTTCTGCGCGTGATGCGGCTGCCCACTATACCGAGTTTGTTGCTGGTATTGAAGAAGCTGCCATTGCAAAATATTTACAGGAATCCGGGGGAAAGGCTGACGCCCCACCTCGACCACAACGAAAACAGACAGCGGCATCTAATTCTAGCAATGAAGAGTGGCAACCAAAGAACACTGATGAAGCTAGAGAAGCGATGCTCGCTTATCTTAAATCTTAGGAGCTAATGGCAATTATGGCTGTTACAATTTCGGATCTTGATGCGATCCTAAAAGAGTTTTATCTCGGACCCATCATTGAAAGCTTAAACAACCAGCTTGAAATGGTGCAACTTTTCCAAAAATCTACGCTGGACTGGCAGGGACGCCAGGTTGTGATTCCAGTGCATGTTAGCCGCAATGACGGCACGGGTTATCGTGCTGAAGCTGGACAGCTTCCTGATGCTGGCAAGCAGGGCCATGTGAACTTGAACGTGAAGGCCAAGTACCTTTACGGTCGATTCTCCCTTACCGGTCCGGCTATTGCTACCGCCAAAACCACGGCCAATTCGTTTGCAACTTACGTTCAAACCGAAATGGACGGTCTGGTTACGGACACCAAGCTGCAAGCCAACCAAGGTATGTTTACCGGCGGTGGCTGCGTTGGCTTTGTTCGCCATCGCGTGCAACAGGTTGCCGCAGCGGCTTTGACCGCTGGTTTTAGTGGCAACAAAGACGTGCTTCGCACCTACCAAGCTCTTGCGGTTAACACCGCAAAGGGTGGTGTTGTTGGCAACGTGCTGAATGTTGATGTGATCAGCATGGCGACTTACGAGTCGCTTATTCACACCAACGCTTTCCCTCGTGTTGCTGCGCCTTTTGTTACTTGTGATGGTAATGTAGGTGCTGACGATTCGATTACCTTGACCACGGCTTCTGGCGCTGCCCGCTGCCAGTGGCAGTTGCTTGATGGCACTCGCCACCCTGCAATGATTAAGGTTATTGGCTGCGGTGCTTTGGCTGCTGGTCCTGGTGCGTTTACGCCCATGGCTGCGGTAGATGACCCGGTGCTTAACGAGGTCAGCAACGAAGCGCTTGGTGTTTATGCCAACCTTGGTTTGTCTGCCCACTTCACGGTGGATCGCAGCATTAATCAGCTTGCTCTCGCTTCCGGCGGCGGCACGAGCATTAACCCAAGCCTTCGCTCAACGGTTGAGTCGATTAACGTCGCCGCTGTTGGTGGCAATGGCGATCTCAACTTTGGCCGTATGCAAACGGTTCTTGATGAGATCATGGTGCTTGGTGGTGATGATCCTGATTGCATGTATGTGCATCCTGGACTTCGCCAGAAGTATGCTGACCTTCTGGTCTGGACTAATCCCGGATCAATCAAGAAGGATGCAGTTGGCAGTGTTAGCACGGGTGATCCCGGCTTCAGTGGTTATGCCTTTAATGGTATTCCGGTGAAGATGAGCCGCCATTGTGGCAAGGGTGTTATCATCTTCTTGAAGACGAAGACCTGGACTATTGCAGAGCTTCAGAGCTTCGGCATGGCCGATCTCGACGGAAGTGTGCTGAGTCGTCTTACGAGCCAAGATGCCTGGGAAGGCTTCGTGCGCTGGTACTACAACTTGGTTTGCAAAGAGCCGAACCGAAACGCTATCCTGACGAACATTACGTTCCCAAGCTAGTGTCCCTTCAAGCGCCCCCCCCTCTTAAGAGGGGGGGTGCGCGAGGAAGAAAATATGCGCCCTCATTCTTTTGGACAAGCTTCGCTTATCAATCGGCAAATGCCTATTAAGCGCAAAGATGAGCCAGACATGACAGCGGCAGCCGGCGGTGCTGTTTCTGGTGCGATGACCGGCGCTACAGCAGGTACTAAACTTGCGCCAATGCTTGCGGCTGTTCCTGTTGTTGGCCCGGCTTTAGCAGCAGCCGCTCCTGTTGCTGGTGGAATTATAGGCGGCTTAGGCGGTGGCTTTATGGGCGGAGCATCAGGAAAACAAACAAGCGGGCAAGAAATTCTTGCTTCAGCAGATAGCCTTAAATCTGCAAGAGAAGCAGCAGCCGAAGCAGCTAAAAAAGCGGCAAAGAAAATAGCTAAAAAAGCAACAAAGGCACTATGATGATTGATGCTATTCCTTTCGAGAAAAAAGAAGGCGCACCTGATATTCCTAAAGCCAGCATTATGGCAAAGAAGATTGAAGACAGTAAGCGCTACCGGCAAAGCTACACAAAGGTCTGGGACCTTTGTTCTTTATTCTTGCAGGGAAAGCAGCATCTGCGCTGGAATAAGAACTTAAAGAATTACATCACTGCGCCCGAAGACCGTCGAAAGAACCGGGTAACAGTTAACATTATTTTAAATATCTATCGGAACATCCTTGCTCGACTAAGCATTGCTTATCCAAGTATTGCCGTTATGCCTTCGAGCCCATCAACAGATGACATTGAAAAAGCAGAAGCTTCCGAAACTATGCTTCGTTATTACTGGCATAACGAACACATGAAGGACACGATTACCGAGGTCCTTGAATGGCTACTGCTTACAGGCAACAGCGCATTCCATACCTTCTATGATCCTGACGATGACAGGGTTCGTACTCGGGCAGTTAGCCCTTATGATCTTTTGTTTGAAGAAGGCACGACGACACCTAGCGAGGCAAAGTGGGTATCTCTTCGGCACATTGTAACAAAAGAAGATCTTAAAGCAGCTTACCCAGATCAGGCTGACTACATTGAAAAATCAGGTTCAGCGCCTGACAACACTTATGACAGTCTTTATCAGCGGGCAGCAGGCAACAACGGCGCTGAGTTAAAAGACCGGCTTGAGATCTTTGAGGTCTACACAAGCAATGGCGAAATGGGAATGCTGTTGGGTACTAAGTGGCTATACAAATGCTGCTGGCCAACCAAGCAAAGTCCTTTGACGTTTGTTCGCTATACGAATGTCCCTGGCCGTTTGTGGGGGCTAGGCATGGTTGAGCCTTTGCTTGAGCTTCAGATGATGTACAACAAAGCAAGAACCCAAGTCATGCACAACGCTGAGCTTATGGGTAATCCCAAATGGCTTGTGCCTAAATCCTCTGGGGTTTCTCGAGATGCTTTGTCTGATAGCCGGCCGGGCGAAAAGGTTATGTACAATGCAACGTCTGGACCTCCGCCCCAGCAAATTGCTGCTGCTCCTTTGCCTAATTATATTCTCGATAACATCAAGCAATTGTCGGCCGAGATGCTGGATGTTGCAGGCGTGCATAGTACAACTCTTGGTAAACGAGCTATTGGTATCGAATCCGGCGCAGCTATTCAGTCACTTGCCAATAAAGATTCTCAGCAGTTGCAGGTAACTCAATCAAATATCGAACAAGCTATTAGAGAAGTATCTGTAGCAATTCTTGAAATGTGCAAAAAGTTTTACGACAAACCTAAGATGATTAGGATGATGGATGAAACTGGGCGCATTGTTCATAAGGCGCTACAGAATACTGACCTTGTAGATAGCCCTGAGGTCTACCTCGAGGCAGGAACTTTGTTCCGTGACGAGAAGCCCGACCGAGATCAGCGCATCCTTGAAATGACTAAGCTTGGGTTGCTGGATAAAACTGAAGCGCTTAAGGCTCTTGATTACAAGACGGGCAATGCTCGAGTTACTAAACGCATGGCCGGGTTTAGCCACGCTCACGACATGCTTAATGCTGTGCTTGTTGGTGCAGCTATTGAGGTCTTTCCTACTGATGACCTTGAGGCATTTAGCGAAGTCTTTGGTAGCTTTATGCGTAGAGAAGAATACTACCAAATGCCGCCAGAGCGACAAGACTATATCCGAGATGTTTATGTTTCAATTGCTTCTTTTGGTAAGCCCGATGAAGAATTTCAAGAAATGGAATTTACTCGCACGGTCTTTCCTCGGGTCGAAAAGCAGCCCGATGAGGCAGTAGCCGGCATGGCTTCAATGACTAGTGGCTTAGGTGCTAGCCAAATGGGCCAAGCTTCTATGGACATGCAACAGCGCCGGAGCCTGCTTGATGAAGGCAACCCAGAAGCCGGGCTTAGCAATGTTAGAATGGGCGGAACAGGATGAACACTTTAGATGTTGCCAATCTATTTAAGTCCTATGCTGATGAGACAGACAGCACCTTCTTAACTGACGACCAGGTAAAGCTTTATCTTGCTCAGGGTTATAACGATCTTAGAGATAAAGTTTCGGATGTTAATCCTTACATCTACAATATTGAACACTTGTTTGATTTAACAACGAATCAATACAACCTAGAAACAGCTAACATTCTCGGGCAAGGAGCAGTTGCCGGCAAAAAGCTTTCTCGGTTAATTAATATTGCTCGGATCAACACAACGACAAACAATGATCTGATTGAGTATCTTCAATCAGCCCCGTCGATCGCTACATCCCAGTTGTTTCAGTATGTACTGCAAGGCAGCATCATTAACTTTAGCGGTCTTACAAGCGGATCATTCCGATTAGAATACATCCCGTTTCATAATACGGTCTTTAATCCAACTGGTGCCGCAGCCTACATTGATGATCTAGATAGCTTTCACGACATGATCGCCTTATATGCATATCGTCGTTACGCTATTCGAGATGGGGCGGATAATGCGCAACTCCTTAGGGAGATTGCGCAAAAAGAAGCAGCGCTAAACAACTTCCTTCAGAGCGGAAGAAGCCACCAGGCATCCAGGTACGTTAACGACTATTACGAATCTTGGGGATAGCATGGCTACAAACGGAACAGAGATCGAGCTTCTTACTTCCGGTGTTGAGCAAGACGGTTCTAAGCGCGTTACCTGGACTCAGAATACCTGGATGGTAAACAAGTCGCTTAACGTGCGGCCTGGCTGGGGCGTTGAAGCTGAGCTTGATACTACCCTGGGCATGAACATTAAAGGCGATAGTAGCTCTGCTGGCTTTACGACAACAAACATTAAGTTTGGTTTTGAAGAGCACCTTGGTTCTCATTACATCAAAACACCGTTTGGAAACGAGCAGGTTGTCTCTTTGTTTTGCGGCAGAGGAACTGCTGACAACTTGTTTGGAACGGGAGTAACAAACACTCCTAACTACAAACCAAGCTGGAGTAAGTTTTACTTTGTAAGGGTCTTTGATTTAACGACTCGTCGTTCCTGGGAAGAGATTCTTTACTCGATGACGGCGGAGCTTGCGAATCAAAAGGGTTATGGCGGCAACCTGGGGGGCAACCTTGCGCCAAGCACACCTTCTGATTGGCATGGTAACTACTCTGGAGAAGCCAGGGGCTCAAAGTTTTTGCATGGCAACACTGAAGATCAGTGGTGGTTTTCATCTCAAGATAACAAGGTTTACTTTGGCTCTAGCGAAGCTGGCGTTTTTGTTTATCGGCCTGCTGATTTTTCAAGCTTAATGAATCAGCAAGTATCTGTTTCTGTAAACACTCAGCCCTGGAGATCAGAGGGCACACTTGTAACCCGGGTTAACTTCTTTAACGGTACGCACGAAGAAAGCTATCGGTATGCAGACAACGCTACTCTTTCAGGGTTGCAAGTAGCCGCCCCTTTTAGGGGGCGGCTTGCTTACGCTCAGGGTAACGTTGTTTGGTTTTCTGATGCGGGCTCTCCCGGAAACGTCATTGGAATTAATACCCAAGGCATTTCATCCTCAAACCCCATTACGGCAATGGTAGAGTTAAGAGGCAACCTAGTTATTTTTACTAGGTCTGAAATGTTTTTCTATTCTCCAAGCGAGGGCGTGATTGTTTCTAAGGGTCGCCCCCCGGTAAAGATCAGCGCAAACGTTGGGTGTGTAGGCCCTCAAGCGATTTGCCGTTACGAGCAAAGCATTGCTTGGGTTTCAAATAGCGGAGTCTTTACTTCGCAAGATGGCACTTCGGTATCAGAGCTATCTGAAAGCATTAACAGTTTCTGGAGCGGCAATGGTATTATGACCAGCCCAATGACCAGTTACTATGAAAGCGCTGCTGGCTTTGTAGACATTTCTGCTACTAATCCGCCAAGCATGGAAATCCAATTCGATTCTAAAAATGTAAGCATTGCATATAGCCACAAAAAACAAGCGCTTTTGTTTTCTTCTCCTAAGGCAAATGGCTGCTGGAGCTACAGCGGGCTTTGGTCTTGGTGGCCAACAGAATCAAACATTAGTCTTACAGGGGCGGGCGCTCCGACCGTAGGTAAAACTCAGAATCTAATTAACCCTTACGTCCTTGCTTCGGATGATGATTTCTACTGTGTCTTTGGTGCAAACCAAGAGACAATTGCAGACAACTCACTGGCCTATGCTTCATCGCACGTTGGGTTGGCATCTCCCTCAGCGGGAAGTAATTATGTTCTTACTCGGCTTGGAAGGGGTGGCGCTTTAGATCGCTCAACAGAAGATGAAGATCTTAGATTAGGCGCTGGCAAGTATATGCTTTCGCTTTTAGATACGAGCAAAACGCCTATTCGGTTTATTTTAAAAGAACCAATCAAAGAAGAAACAGCTACCGGTCCAAGGTATTGGATTCCAATTGTTCTTTCTAATGATTACCAAGCTCTTGGGAACCTTGTTTATTATGACATTATATTTAAATTTGACCGAGCGCGTTGGAGTACTGAAGAAACTGCCGGAGGAGCAATTGCCCCAAGGTACCCAAGCGAAAGAGTGGACTCGTCTCCTGGCGTTACTATTGCTAGGACCGAGAACGCTGCTGGCGCTACTGGCAGCGGGGTCACTTATGATCGGGTACATCTTCGTTTTGACGGTGTTTCGGTTGCTAATACCTGGACTACTCATCCAAACCTAAGTGTCGCTAAAGGCTTTCACCACAATGTATTAGCTTATGTTTCGATGAAGCCCCTGACTACAACCGAATCGGTTTCCGGGTTTGGTATTGCAGTCTTAGATGCAACGGTTAAGGACTCTGCCCCCTCGACTTTTACTAATGTAGAGAGCCTGGTTTGGTTTCAGAACTTTATCCGAAGCGACTCATCGCACAATAACGATGCAAAAGCTCAGGGTGTAGACTGGGCATACAAAAGCAAAGAAGAGGCAGCAAACGGCAATCAGCTAAGAGCTAGGGGTGTTTACGCTAACGTAAGAAGCACCGGCTCTGCTGCAACAAAGCTCAGTCCTGGCTGGCTATGGGGTGTTTACAATCTGATCTTGGGATCAGACTATAAAGAATACGCAAGCCAGATCATAGATTACGCAGGCAACCTAACAAAAGTAGTAGACAAGCTTACCATCCGCTCAAGGCTTAAGGATAACTCTGGGGCCATGGCGACAAAGACATTTAACAATAAGGCAAAGTGGGGATCAAATGGCACCCCTAGTGATGGCAATTACCTAATTGATGACAGCCAAGATGACACGATCGCCATTTCAGACAGTGTTAAGGGTCAGCGTATTAGTTATATGGTCTTTGGTTTTATGAGGAACCGAGCAGAAAGCTTGGCTATTACAAGTCTTAAAGGGGTATTCCGTCCTGGTGGCAGCAGGAGGCGACGAGGACGATGACAAGACTTGTTTACTCTAGTGTTGCTCAAGACGAAAAGACAACAGATCAACTAGACAGAGAAAACCAAAACAACATGATCCGGGAACTTGCCGGAGAGGGTGTAGTTAGGGTTGCTCCTGGCGGAGCGTTTGATGAAGACCAGCCTTTTGGAAATGATTACTTTGTTTCTTCTGGCACGCACCAAGGTCTTGTAGTTAACAAGCCCATGGCAGCCCTTTGGGGGGCTGCCAGGGCCAGGATAACCAGACAGGCTTTAATTAAAGCAGACGCTTTTATTAACTCGCTTTACTTTGTCCAGGAAGACGACCCGTCTAATCTTAATAGTTTAGTTGTTGTCTCGAATAACTCGAGGGTTGTTTTTAATAACTGTATTTTCCAAAGGAGATACAATGCTCCTATTGAAGCTCCTGCTCCCGCTACTACTAAGTGTTTTGTTTTGGTTGAATCAGGAAGTAGTGCTACGTTTCAAGGGTGCTGTTTTAGGTCCAATCAATCTGCGGGCGTGATGAATGGGGCAGGTACTGTTGTCCAAAACGCTAACGCCGCAGCTGCTGCTCCTACTGGTCCTTTGCCTGGGGTTTATATTATTGGTGGCACGAACCTAACAACGCACAACCACGGGTTGACCGTGACCAAAATAGGCGGCGAGGTCTAATGAGTTCATTACGGCGACTAACGGATCAGCAATTTTCTGATGGCACAACCATTGATGGCAACCGATTAGAAAAAGCGCTCCGGCAGATCGAAGAGTGGAGCAACGACATCCCGGATGGCGACCTTGAAAGTCGCTGGATGCAAACTCAAATGGTTTTAAGCTTTAGCCCATTTACCGCAGCCGAAGTTGCAAGGCTAAGCGCCCTAGGCGGAGCCGGGGTTAGTGGACACAGGAAGGCCCCGGCCCTGCCTGTTTATAATTCCAATGCTCCAGCCGGTAGCGACCCAGGCAACAACCCTTTTCGCCTAAAAGGGAACAGGCTTTACTGGCAGGCTGCTTATGCGAACAACTGGATAAGCACGCCCCTTCAGTACGCCTGGTGCGCAACGCTTCAGACAGGAAATGATCCAGTTATTATTGATGGTGTTTCTATGTTTTTAGAAAACGGAAACTCTGAATACACTAATGACTTTAAATACGACGGAGGAACAGCACCTGGCCAAGAGCAAGCTGGTTATTTTGTAAACGATATTCAGCTTCAGATTACAGCAGACAATCCGTTTGTGTTTGAAAAACAAGATCAGAACCAAGTCCTTTATCATCGGCACCAATTCTCTGCGGCAGAAGCTCTTCAGTGCCCAGTAGCAACAGGCACTTCTTTTCCTGATATAGTACCTAGTGGCATTGTCACATACGAAGACAACACAAAAACTTTAGCTTTAATTGATCGAGACATGGGACTTCCGGTTCCCCCAAAAACCAGGTTTCGTTTCTATTTGATTCTTAGGGCGGATGGGCCAAGCGCATCTGCTGCTAATAAACCTTGGGGAGATTACCCCTTTGAGACAACGCGTCCTAGTCTGACACTGACGATGCTCGAAAGGACTGTCCGTGCCTAATGTTTTTAAAAGGCTTACTAGGGGCATTAAGCTTTTAATTGAGCACATCTACACACCTGTAGCTCAGACGATGACTCTGCTTACAGGCACGGGTGTCTCAACTGATAACTTAAAAAATGAAGATGGGACGTTTAGGATTACATTAAACTTTCCATACATTAGCCCCTTTGCGTCTAACGCATCGGCCAGCTTAGGCCGCTCAACAACTGCAACGTCGTTGTTTATCCTGCCTGCTCTTCAAGACCAGTTTACTTCAGATAGTGAAGAGATTGAAAACTATGAGCTTGTAGAGATTTCTGTCGGTCAAGACACTCGCTGCGAATCAGCCCACATTACAGGCTACCAGGGTCTTGCGGCAAGCTCACCAGAAGGCACTATTAACTATGGTCTTCCTTCTTCTTTTTCTTTGCATATTAGCGGGTCTGATCTTTCAACTTCTCTTACCAATGAGTTTGATGACGAAGTATTTAAGCTTACGATCCCTGACCTTGCTTTAACTGATACATTTAGAACTGCTAATCCTTTTGTCCAGACAGGGATCAACGTTCAAATGCGCCATGACAAAGCGTACATTGCAGAGATTGTCCCAACACATGCAGGCAGAGGAATGTATTCTTTTACTGTCAGCATGAAGTTTAAAACAAAACTAAGGCAAAGAGATCGAGGCGCAGCAAGCGTTCAGAATCTTCCGACGGCTCACAACGGAGCATTTACCCCTGCTGCACAAGCGCCTGTCTTACCCGCAAGCAACTCAACGATCTTAGCTGACGGGGCTTCCGGTGTTAATACTGCGTTTTCTCTGGTGGATACTTTTGTTCGTAACCGCCTTAAGGGCGGTTACAAACAAGATGGAAGTATTCACTACAGTGAATCTATTCTGACAGATGCTGGCTATGAAGTAATAGCTGTGCCTTTGTTTGCGCCATTGCATGTTAAGCGGGACGTTCCTGGAGCGGGTGCTGATAACAATGATATTTACAATAGCTGGCAGACACTGCCTTATAGCTCAGCAGGTGCCTTTAATACTTTCGATCGCGTTCTTGTTCCTATCCACTACCCAATAGTAATTCATCATGTTCTTGCTGCTGTGAACTATTCCCCGTCAGAACCCGCCGGCTCAAGATTAAGGCCAACATCAACTACGTTTACTAACCAGGTTGGCGTTGGAATGATGACAGGAATTCGATCTGATCTTTATGCTATGCAGCAAGTAGCTACAGCAACATGGAATCCTGTGGGAGGAGCAGCGCCTATTACGGGCAATCGTTTCTTTACAGGCAACACCCCTGGCTCAAGTTGGGATCTTGTAAGTGTTCCCTTAGTAGGTACTGGAGGATTAGGTTACACTCCTCAGGGCAAGCCGGTGTTTGTAGGCAGCGGAACAAATGTCACAGATGCCAGATCAAACATTGCTGGCGGAGCGTCGGCAACACAGGGTTTAGAACAAGCACTCGATATTCGCTGGAAAATATCTGATACTACGTTGCCTAGCGCTTGGGGTGCAGACGAAACAATCATCGGTTATCCCGGTCATTGGATCTACATCATTGGCAAGAAGCATTTAATCTAGGAGAAGAGATGTCAAAGTTTGGAAAAGTCATTCAGGGTATGGGAGATGCCGCTCGAATCGCTGGGATTCCCGGAAAAATTGTCGGAGGTGTTGTAAACACTGGTCTTGACAAACTCCGAGGTGGGCGACCTACCAGTAAATCAATGAAGCAAGACCAAGGAACGGGCATTCGCTCTAGTGCTGCTCAAAATGCTTTGTCCAATAAAGGTTACGATACTCGAGACCAGATGCGTCTTGAAGAGCTTGGGCTTTTAGGTGACCAGGTTTCTTTAGACGAGCAAGGCATTCAAGATTTTATTGGTCGTCAAGACGATGACCGAGCCTTGCGCAAGTTTACCGCTGGTCGTGCTCTATCTAATATGATGCCAGGCTCAAGCTTGAACTCT